AGTCTTTATTTTATTATCTTTGTATATCTCACTTACGTTAAATGCACAAAATACCAGCAAGAGCTTTACGCCTCCAGTATGGTGCTTTGTGCATTTTCTTTTTGACGTGGTGAGATACTAATAAAAGACTGGAGGCATTTTTAAACCTCCTCAACAGTTATAAAACTTGAAGTTATACTTTCAAATTCTGCTACTACATCAGAAAGTAAGTTTACGTCAAACGTTCCTGTAAAACTATTTGAAATTTGCCCGTTTTCCTGCCTATTGGCTGAAAAGTAATTTTGTCCTTTAGTACCCGACACCTGAATTGTTTTCAGTTTATCGTCCGAACTTTCAATTGTAAAATTTAATTTCCAGCCGTTTGTTTCCGCTGTGGAAACTTCTTTTGTTGTTGTTTTTTTGTTTTCTCTGTTCATGATATTGATAATTTTATGTGTTTTTAATGTGTATTAATTTCAACCCAGTAACTGCCGTCAAAAATGTATGATCGACATTGCTTAAAATATAGCAATGTGGCTCCGACTGCGTTATTGCCTAAGTCAAGTATTTGCTTGCCATTCGGCTGTAATGTTGCTCCTCCTGCGGATGCATTTTTGACATTTATATATCTTCCCGTTTCGGGATTGCTTGGAAAAAATACATTTGGATTCCCACCTGTGCCGCCATTTAAAGAGGTAATTTTCACTAAACATGCATTTTCGTTTATAATTGTGTTTGCCTGCGTGATAACTTGCACACCTACACAAACCCCCTTGAGTGCAACTTGACCGTTCCCTACAACCATCGCAAGGTTTTTATTTAAAAATGAGTTACGTGCATTTAAGTACATCGCAATATTTGTATCTCCTCCCGAATCGTAGGATTCAAACCAAGCTGGTATGGGAATTCCAAGCGTTTCCGGGGCTGCGTTAGAACCTATAGCCGCACTAGTGCCATTGCCATAAATAGCTATACCTCCATTACCAGAGGTATCATAGAGATATCCATTCGATATTTGCATCGATCCGATTCTGCTGCTACCAGTAACATTAAGATTTACAGCTTCAATGTACTGTGCAAATAATGATTGTACATCTATTTCCGAAGCCGTGATAAGTCCTGCACTAATAATTAAGGCACGTACAGCAATTGCATTCAAAAGATCAGTATCGATCTGACCGCCAGCAATGATTGTCTTCCCTGACGGCAGAGCATCAATCCCCGTTTTTTGTTTTAGTACATCCAGCAAACCTTGTAATACCGATACTTGCTGATCGGTGTGATTATTTGCATTTTGCTGCGCCTGATCTGCGACTTGTTGAGCGTGTTGTTTTGCTGCATTCAAATTAGTTTGTGCCTGATCAATGCGAGCCTGCTCCTCGGCTGTGACTTTACCGTCAGCATAGGCATCCGCCTGAGCTTTCAATAAAATATCCTGCGCATCGGCATAAGCCTTTGCGGCATTTGCCTTTGCTGTAGCATCCGCAATGGCTCTAGCTTCCGCATCGGTGATCTTACCGTCCGCATACGCCTTTGTCTGCGTTTCCTTCAAGTTGTCCTGTGCATCGGCATAAGCCTTGCTTGCCACAACGGACTCTGTAATCTGTGCCTGTAGGTCTTCGGGGGCTGGTGTCCAGTCGGTAGACTTATTCCCTTTCTCAAGCTTAACTTTTTTGATCTTGAGTGTGGCAGGTTGATCATTTAAGCTTCCGTTATTATCAAATCTTACGTAACCAGTTTGCTTTTCTGTACCAGTTTTAAAAGTAAAGTAAACTAAAGTCCAAGTTTCAGCCTGTAGCTTTATGTTTGATTTGGCTCGATGCTCACCGTAATCATTGACATAAAACATATCAGACGACTCAACATTTCCTGTCATCCACATAAAGCAAGAAAGTGTGTACTCGGTTTCTTTTTCTAGTTCCTCCGCAAGAAAGTGATATGGGACCACATAGTTTTCGTTTGTAGATGAATTAACAGCATTACGCTCTGTCGCACTATCTACTACGAAATTCCGTCCCCCGACATTAAGCGCATTCAAAGCGGCAGTAATATTGGCACTCGACGCTGCGATAGCGTTAGCCTGCGCTTGGTTGGCCTGTTGATCAGCGTGCTGTTTAGCTTCATTTAGCTTGGACTGTGCATCCGCAATAGCTCGCGCCTCCTCAGCATCGACAATTCCATCTGCATAGGCGTTTGCTTGAATTTTAGCAAGGTTGTCCTGTGCATCGGCATAGACCTTAGAAGCCTGTAAGTTTGCTTGTGCTTGGTTTATACGTGCCTGCTCCTCGGCTGTGACTTTACCGTCAGCATAGGCATCCGTCTGAGCTTTCAATAAAATATCCTGCGCATCGGCATAAGCCTTTGCGGCATTTGCTTTAGCAGTTGCGTCCGCAATGGCTCTAGCTTCCGCATCGGTGATCTTACCGTCAGCATACGCCTTTGTCTGCGTTTCCTTCAGATTATCCTGCGCATCTGCATAAGCTTTGGAAGCTGCAACCGACTCGGTGATCTGTGCTTGTAGGTCTTCGGGTGCTGGTGTCCAGTCGGTAGACTTATTCCCTTTTTCGAGTTTAATATCTCTGATTTCAAATCTGAAATTTCCTGCACCATAGAGCCAAACTTGTTGGTTTTGCGTTCCTGATTTTGCAATAAACGTGCCTTCGTAATATTTCCATTCTTTCTCCTCGTGAGGAATCGTTATACGAATATTGAGGTTTTCGTCTTCCCAATCTCCAACCGTCTGAACAGACACCCAGCTATTATCTGTATCATTAGCGTAGCTCCGAGCCCAAAATGATAGCGTATATGTTTCTCCTCCCTGAGGTTGTTCAGAAAGGTTTAAAGCAGGGGTATCGCTCACAATTTTTCCATTAAAGTAATTGCTCTCTAAAATATAGTTACGCCCTCCCACATTAAGCGCATCCAAAGCCGCTGCTATATTCGCACTCGACGCAGCGATAGCATTAGCTTGCGCTTCGCCCTTTGCCTGCTCAATTGCACTTTCAACACTTTGCCCACTGGCAAAAGAAATCACACCTCTGATCTCGCCTGTGTCAAGATCAAACCACGTATTGCCATCCATCGACTTTATTCTACCAGTTGTTACCTGACCACCAGCGATATACGTCACGCCATTGGTGGCGTAAAAATATCTTTTGCCGTCCTCGGCCACTGGATATAATACACCTATTTGAAAGTTGTAGAAACCAGCCTGATCTTCAACCTTGATCGGATCAACAGACAAATTAAATGTACCTATCAATTGTGCCTTATTGCACTTCGCTGATAAGTAATAAGCCTTAGAAGACTCCAAATTATCGAATGTCACACCCGACATTTGCCAAATGAAGCCTGCCGCTATCTTTATTTCCCGATGCTGCAAGTAACCAGACGATACATTAAATCGATTAGCAGAACCCATGAAGTTTGGCTGCATCGTAATCTCACTAAGCACAAAGTTTTGCGAAACTGCACCCACCGAAAGCATACCCGTTTCAATAGACAGCGGCTTGATCCGATCCGTGTCAAAGTAATCATCCGAGTCAAACACCATGTTTTGGAGTTCTCGCATACGCAATGCATTTGCACGTGCGATCTCGGCTGTATTGCGTCTGATCTGACCGCTCAAAATAATCTGATCCTGCAAATCTTTATAAACCTTATCATTTACTTTCGCATAACTGGTGTTACCAACCTCGGCGGTAAACTTAATACCAGATATCAACTTGTGCCGAAAAATAGCTGGGTACGAAACTTTTTGAATAGTTAGCTGCTCATCAAGATCAATATCCGAATCTTGAACCTTTATTATATCGCCTGACTCTAAAATCAATCCATTCTGTTTCAAAAACAAGACATCAGCATTAAGCGAATAGACTACCTTGGGCACGCTATCTTTTGCAAGGGACTCAGCACGCTTGGTCACAAGCTCCGCCTTAGCAGCATCGATGTAAGTTTCCGGCATAATGAGACCGGTCAACGTATATTGATCGCCAACCTCAGCGACCATCGTGCCGAAAGGCATCAGACCGCCCTGTTTGTCTTCGAGAGCTTTGTACATTATCTCTTTACGGGAATGATTATAGGATGATACGATAAATTCCTGACCATTGAGCGAACCTGACTTAAACACGATTTTAATATCGTTTTCACCTGCCCGTTGCCCGTTCAAATCAAATTCTAAAGTAGTGTCAACAAGCGAATATGTCTTATCATTAACCTTGCTTACAGACGTTGCCGTACCCGTACGATGAGGGTAAACATCATCAAAAGTATAATAGATAGGCTTCACACCATACTTATCGACATTAGACTCAATATAGCCATCCAGTGCCAACCGCTTACCGCCATAGCTAGGAGGCAAATTATTAGCCGAGCCAAGCGCATAAGCCCGTGTCTTGATCGACGAATCTTTAAGGTAGTCACGTGTCAGATCATACAAGCCATTGCCCCGTCCTTGCGACAATACTACATTGCGCACCGTTCCAATATTCTTAGACAAAGAGATAACCTTATTTTTAATTTTCCATTCCAGCCCGAACGCTTCCGCAACGGTGTTAAGTGCCGAAAGACAATGTACGTTGTCAAATTCAAAATTTTGGGGCTCTACAGAATCAACCACGCCAGCCGTCCAACCTGAATCCAACGTATTGATATTCGTTAGGATCAACGAAAGTAGAACAGCTGCATCACCAAAATATGGAAATGTCACATCCCCTTCATCAACTAAAGGTTGATCGTAAAGGCCAGCCGTTTCGTCCTCAAAAGTGATCGTGTAATTTTTCTTGAAATCACCTAAATTTGTAAATGAAGGTGTAAAATTCAACTTCATCAGCAAATCGCCAAACACAACGTGATCGCCTATTGCCAAGTCAAGAACCTCGCTTACTTCAACCGTAAACACAAGCTCTTTTATACTCATCTTACCATCAGCATATTCAGCCTGATCTAGTGGTAGCTGAACTGTAGGAGTAAGCCCCCTATATACTTGTAACATCATAATTGCCAATTATATCTAAATCCAAAAACTATTTTAACTGCAAAGGGCTCATCACCGACTATCTCCTCCGATCCGATATCGCTCAGATAAACTTTTGTCCAATTTTTCCCGATATCATCGACGGCTAGAGCAAACGGCCTTGACACTTCACCGACAAATGAATCAATTGCAGTATTGACCAACACAGGGGTAGCACCGTGAAATATTAAAGGGACTGAAAAATCCAGTGGCTCATAAGACAATATTTCATCATCATCGACATCCACCCCGGAGCGATCAGGCCATGAGTACTCATAGCGTGGTTTTAATTTTCCTCTTTGCAAAAAAGTATTCAAACCGCCATCCTCTAAAAAGCATCCCCAAGTAATTTCAATATCTTTATTGTTTACTTTCATCATCTGCTGACTTTTATACCTGTATTATCCTTAACATCTTTTAATAGCCCGACAACAGTTACCAGTTGCGAGACCGTATCCTTCGTATTTTGCTCAATCGCTTTGAGATATCGGACAGATTCCAAAACCTGCCCGTAGCTCTTTTGCTCAAAATCAAGTGAAGCGAGCACAGCTTGCAATTGTTGTTTAGCAAGATCATAGCGAGCCCTTTCAAATCCCAATATTTCCGACGCTGTATCTTCGCTTACTGTTTTATTGATTCGCCCGCCGATAGAGGAATCCCCAGTATCTCCTTTAATTGTACCATAGCTTCCTTCAATGATTTTAAGAGCGTCCAATCCCTCTTGAACGATATCGCCATAACCCTTTTTAAATGCATCAATCTCGCTCTGATCTAGCCCATCCTTGGAGTCCTCCCGAAACTTTTTCACCAATTCCTGTAAGGGTTCCTCCAAGACAGTTGCAGACATAGCGGACAAAAGCGCATTTTGAATAACTTCCTCGGCATCGTTCGCAAAATCCGAAACCGCCCGTTTACCATCCTTGAAACCTTGAATTATCGCTGACGAAATATTTGAAGCAGACACGCCACCTGACATTTTATCCAACAGCTGTTTTTGCATATCATCCCACGCATCACCGAGTCCATCGACCTCTTCTTTTGCTTTTTTGAGTTCCTCAAACAGCTTTTTTGTTGACTCCGTTAATTTATTGGAAGTATAAAGCTCTTCGAGCTGATCATACGTATATCCCGATAGCGATGACGTAATATCAACTACCCGAGTTTTTTTGCCTATCCCAAATAAACCACCATATTTTTCGGTTTTCTGTCCCGTGATCTGCTGACCCTCGCCCTGTATGCGTTTTAGGATCGCATCATAATCGCTCTCGGCCTGCGAAGCCTGAACTTTCAAAAGTTCCTGCTGGAGCTTGATCTGATCAACCGTCAGTTCATTGATATCCTTATATTCCCTCGCACGTTCTCGCAATATCCGATTGTATTCATATTCACCGACCAGCACGCTATCCTGATATTCTTTAAGTTGCTTTGCCGCTTGCCGTGCCGATTCTTTGGCAGCATTGAAAAAGCCAACAACACCCGACACAACACCACTTACAGCACCAACGATTTGCCCAACTGGACCAGCGATGCCAGCGATGGCCGAAATACTACCAAGAACACCTCCGCCACCATTCTTTTTGTTATCTGAATAATTGTCTATGCCTTTCTTTAAATCCTTAAAACCTTCTTTGATTTTAACCGCGTTTCTAAGTATATTAGATACGCCTTGTAGCATAGAGCCTAGTTCGCCATTTACTCGGCCAATCTCTTGGGCCATTTCGCCAAATGCCCCCGACAATTGCATCACTCGTTCCGGCAACCGCTCATCTAAAGACTGTGTAGCTTCCTTAAGAGCCTTTTCAATTTTAGCACGAAGCTCGGGGGACATATCAGAATCGCCGGCCAATAAAGCTTTAGCCTTAGCTATAACATCCCTAGCACCAGCATCAGTCAGTCTCTCTATCCCCTCAAACAGTTTTTTATAAGAATCCAGCTTTTGGATATTTTTATCATCTAATTCACCAAGCTCCTTAGTATAATTTTCAGATAATATATTCGCCTCCTCTTCCTTACCGTTAGCTAGTAATATTGCTTTGTTTTTTTCAAACTCAGCAGTTAGTTTTTTTCTAGATTGGTCATAAGTAATAACTGTCTCTAAAAGCTTTTTATACTGTTCCTTTTGATCTTCATATTCCTTTGCAAAAGCTTCGTCTCTATCTTCCTTCTCTTTGGCTCTGAAATCGTTGTTTTTTTGCAGAATAGCATCATAGCGTTCATATTCAAACTTATTGAGCGACATGGGGTCACGGTCTTTCAGGATATCATTTAGTTTTGCTTGAGAATATTGATAAAAATTATCGAATCCTTCTAAGTCGTTTCCAAATCTCGAATCAGCCTCTTCCTTATTAACACGTTTTTTGTACTCGTTATACTTTTTAAATGCCTCCGATCGCTCATCCAACTCCTTTTTTAATGCTTCCGTTATTTTCTTTTGGCGTTCAGCTTCCTTTTTTGCCGCATCTTTGTCGGGATCACTTGCCGTAACCGTTTTTTCAGGAGCATCGGGCTTTACTACAAGGTCTTTTGCGAATGAATTTGAAAAAGCCTTTAACTGATTGACCTCTTTCTCGACAGCGGTACGTTTACTATACACCTCACGAAAAAGAGAAGTAAAAGTTCCATCATAAATATCATATCTCAGAGTGCCGATATCTTTTAAATAACCATTTGCAAACTTTATCGCATTTTGTGTGGCATTTCCTGAACCAACCAACGATTTATCCATTGCATCATTCAATCCTTTCCAAAACTCCTGAAGACGATCAGCACCTTTCGCTTTTTCAAATGCCTTTGCATATTTATCAAATGCAGACTCAAGTTTGTCCGTGTATTCACCCAACGATTCTTCAATTTTTTGCTGTCCAGACCTTACCGCAATATCTGCTAACAACGCACTGGTTACTCGTTTTTGAGCAGCTTCAATATCATTTAAAGAAGATTTTGTCGTAAGTAGATTGTCCAAATACTTGCCATATCTCTCATTCACCAACCGAATAGCTCCAGCATGTTCCTCGGTTCCTTTCTTTGTTTTCTTTAATGCATCAAACAGGCTGTTAGCCGAAAAAACTGCTTTATTCATCTCTTTTTGAATTTCACCAGTTTTTGAAGTAGCATTATCAACAGATTGACGATACATATAAAATGCAGACACCGCTGCTGTAATCCCAGCCACTATCAGTCCCACCGGATTAGCTTTTCCCGCTAGATTAAATAAGTATTGAGCTCCTGTAGCTTGTTTTATTGCAGCAGTTAGAGAACCAAGTGCTGCTGTTTGTTCTATGATTACCGTTACTATAGCAGCCGCTTTATAAGCACCATATACGATGATCAACTGTTCAACTACCTCGATAACCTTTTCGTAATTTTCGACGAGATCAGTGGCCAACTGGATACCACTACTCAATAAACCCTCGTTATTTTTTCCAATATTATTTAGCATTGAATCCCATGCATCACCCAAATTGGCCAATTGACCTGTCAGCGTTTTTGACTGCTCACGCATTAGGTTGTAGAAAATACCCGATTCGGAAGTAAGAGATTTGAATGCTTTTTCTATTTGAGGAAATCCAACTTTACCCTCTTCGACAAGTTCCTTTACTTTAGATTCAGCCACACCAAATTGACTAGCAAGCTCTTTAATAATAGGGATACCACGGTTTGTAAATTGATTGATATCCTGTTGAAAGGCACGCCCCTGTGTTTTAAGTGTTCCATATAAATAGGCAATATCACCGATATTACTTCCTACACCAGAAGCTACGTTTCCGAGCATCTCAATTGTGCCAGTAACTTTTTTTGCTTCTACACCATAGGCCACCAGTTGTTTTGTCGAATTAGCCACATCCATCAATCCAAAAGGTGTTTTTGCAGCCAGTGAAATAGATTCATTCATCAAATCACTCGCGGCAGTACGACTTTTTAGCATCGTGGTATAAGCGACCTCAATCTGCTGAAATTCCCCTCGTACCCTTGTCAATTCTTGTACAAACTGCTTAGCTTGTCCCAAGGTTAATATACCCCCAAAGGCCGCAGCCATCCGGTTGATGGACCCGACAACTTGTTGCTCCAATTCTTCTACAGTAAGCGCAGTAGATGTGATCTGTCTTCGAGCAGAAGTCATTCCTGCATTCAATTGAGCATCGTTGATATCCCAATCTACCCCAAGTCTAAGTGTATCCATTATTAACCTTTTTACGATGATCCTTTAATTCATTTTTTGAAACCTTTTTAACCAATTCCTTTCGCTTGATCATGCGAACCTGATCTGCCATATACATCTGCAAATTGCTCCAGCTTATTTTTTCCAGCATGTATTCATGTGTCCATCCTTTTTTATCACTTATCTGATTAAAAAGTCCCCAGAGGCTATTCATACCGATAGCTATTAACTCCTCGGGGTCATCTGACCCAGTTTTGGTGGCGTTATCATTTTCGCCCTTACCAATCTGGTAGTATTCATGAAATCCGCTATCCCGCCGTGGATGATCGCAAGATTCAATAAGGACAATGCATCTTTCGTGGTAAGATTCTCCTCTAGCCATCGCGAGTAAATACGTATAAATAGCCACGTTCTGAATCTTCCTACCAAAAACAGGCAAGCGAGAGCCCGATAGATATACTTTCCATACCTAACTCTAAAAAGCAGGGCATCTTCAACAGATATCGCATCCAGCTTATCCGCTGATAATTGACATTGAAGATACCAGTATCCCATCCTTGTCAAAGCTCCTCCAGTAGGAGTTCGCAATACGATTTCCATTGTTTTTTTTCGAAACCACCTTAGAAAAAAGGGCGCTTGGACTCTCACCCTAACGCCCTTTTCTAATAAAGTTTCAGTTGCATGGAGCTCGACTTTGTTTGCATCCAATTCCATATTTTTCAGAGATTAATCAGCCCATTGAAAATCCGCTACGGCTTCCAAGTTGGTCGATTTCACAGTAGCAACCACAGGAATCATCGCAATATCTGTATCATTTAGATTAGAGCTCAATCGCCCTGCACAACCAGCAGTTGGAACGGTTATTACCGAGCCATCTTCCAGTGTGAAAACGAGAGCTTTTACAGTCTCCTTAATTGCAAGTTTCGGTGCGTTCCAAGTGTCTTTTTGACCAACAGTTGTTTTAGTTCCACCTAGCCATGTCACTTTCGAATCTGCTGATACATCCATTACGGAGAATGCAATTGTCTTGGAGGTATTTCCATAACGTGTCACTTTTGCCACAGGATCGCCCTGTTTAAAATGCTCCGTTTTTTGCGCTTCGGGTTCATCTACAACGATTGTATTCTGATAGATGTCAAATTCGGTCAATCCCGAAATTTCTCCCGTCTCTACATCCATTGTTCCATGTTCGGCCTTTATACAGCCATATTGATATTTAGGCATCTTTTTAAAGTTTTATAGTTAACAGATCAATTAATTTTCCTCTTCTGACTCCGTGATACTATCGGACTCATTTTCTGATTCAGAGTTTTCAGACTCCATTGAATCATTGGCTTCTTTCTCCGCCAAGGCTGCCAGACGGGCTTCCTCCAGCAGGATCTTCTCCTTGATTTTGTCAAGGCCAGCATTTGCATTAGGATAGTTTCCAAACAACTCCTTGTGTTTTTCACGCAAGGCTTCTTTTTCTAGATCAAGCTGATTGTCCGGAGCAGGATCGACAGTACTTTTTACATAGTCACTACGCAGTTCCACTTTCACCTCCTTATCCTCTAGATTCTTTGCGTGATTGTTAGCATCCCCAGCATTCAAAAACATTTGGTCATCCGACGTCACATGAAATTCCTTTACCGAAGGATGGGCGCCAAACCCATATTTTAATTTTTGTTCTCTTGTATTTTCCATAGCGTTTAAATGGACTTTAAATGATTTTTAATTTTGATTTAACCTTCGATACCACAAAGTATCCAAGCAGAAGCATTCCGGCTATTCCGATCAGCCACACATACCAAGGGACTTGTTTACCCTTCACCTCATTTTGGCGGCGGTCTTCCGTTTTATGCAGCGAGCCGTTCGACTGCTTTTCACCAGAGGTGACCAAAGCAGTCGTATCACCTTCACTTACGGTCTGATCAGAGTTGGATTTCTTAATACCTCGATTACTGATCTCAGCCTGATCCGCTCGGCCTTCCACTTTCCCATCATTGTAAATGATACCCGAAAAATTTTCAAACCGCATTCCGATCGACCAAGAGCTATCCAATGTGCCAGATGTGTTCGTCACCTTATAGAGGCCAGCCTTCACTTCGATGTTATTCTTTTCAAGATTTGTAGATGTGCTATCATAAACACTCTTATACACTTGACTTTTTCGGCTTTTGCAGCTCCATAGGGCGACAAAACACAGCATGATCAAACCTATATTTTTCATCAGTTGAGATCGTATTTAGTGATAATAGAAGCCAGTAAACACGCGAGATTGACTTTATTACGATCATAGGCAGCCATATCCGCAGCGTTATCGATAAAGCATATCTCTATCAATGCCACAGCTCCCTTCTTGCGCATCAAACCCAATCGACCGCGTGCCGATTGCGATTCCGTTTTAACCCCCCTGTTAGCAATACCCATTACCCGAGCGAAGCCGTCCACAATTTCCTTTGCCATCGCTTTCGATCGCTCGTTTGCACCATCAGCAATCAACACCTCCACGCCAGTAGCTTTGCCATTAAAAGCGTTAAAGTGTGGCTCAACCACAACGTCTTTATCCGTTGGGTTGATTCTACCGAGATATTGCCCAAGCGTTTCCCGGTCATCATCCTGTACCACGGTCTTTCCTTTTCGATTCAATTCAGCATTGACCAAATCACGGAATACGATTGTCTCTTTATTTTCTTGGCGACCATCTACACCGATAGCGCCCGAATCTTTCAAGTGATGCCCCGCACTGGAGTATGATACATAGTTTGCCATTTTAACCCTTTTTGATTTTAAATAACTCATTCACCTTATCCTGAATCTGCCCGATCCAGTAGGTCTTACCTTTACCCGATATCACCCCAAGGTTCTCACCAATTGAAATGATATTTTCCGTAGCGATATGAATAGCGAGAAATAAATGGAGCCAATCGAAAAACCAAAAGCCCACATTCGAACCCTTCGCCTCAAAGCTCCCAGCCATCGAGTTACTCACAAAGAGCATTGTCAGGTAGCAGGCCATCTTTAATGAGAATCGTGACATCTTTATCGAGCTAGGATCGATCCGTTGCACTTTAGAAGCGACCATACCCGATAATACCTCAGCCATCATCACCACGACAAAAGCAATCGTTGCCAATACATCAAGTCCAAATACCTTATATGTAAGTACACTAACCGCACTAGTAGACAGTGCTACCATAGTCAGAGAGTATTTCACCGAAGGGAATAGGGAGCTGACCAAGTCAGACCAGCCCTCATATTCAAATGTTTTCAAAAGTTTTTCCATGTGCCCCATTATCACTAATTGCTATGCAACATCACTTACAATTGCACCGACAGCTTTCTCCTGTTTGCGAGTTGCTACATAGTAGTGTCGATACCCCAATTCGTTAGATTGATTTCGCGGATTCATGGCAGATGGCACAAAATATTGCTTTGTGATACCCGTTTTCTTACCGATATTTTTCGTCCAGTAAGCTACTGAAGCACGTTGTTCCGCATCGGTAGGCACAGCACCGTAAGCAATCTTAGTTTTAGTAGCTACAGTGTAGTATGGGTTGTCGATATACTGATATAATTCAAATCCAGCGATTTTCGGAGCAGGTGTACCTTCCTTATAATTGACCAGTTGATCACCAAAGTTTTTACGATCAAGAAGCAAGTCGTTCCAATGATCCGTACACAAAACCAACCGACGGTTATCAGCAGGAATACTTTGATTATCCAAAGCAGCTTTTAACGCCACGAGATCGTCATAGATCAATCGTTTATGTCCCGACACTACATCCCCAGTTGTAAGCAATACGGGAGTAGCATCTTTATTCGACATTGGAGCGATTGAGTGAATAGCTTTCGCATATTTTTTCTCGCTGATCGCAGTCACCGTACTGCGTGTTGCAGCATCAATTTTATCATAGGATGCGCCCATAACCTGATCGTCAGATAAGGTCACTACTTCCGGTGTATACTTATCTAGGGAGATTTGAATTGTACCATCTTCATACTCTACCGCATTCAACGGATAGGTATTATTGTTGATCAAAACTTCCGGCGCAAAATCTGTTGTAGGGATATACACTATATTTTTTTCAGTAGCAGCACCAGCACCAAGGGTGATCACCGGACTGTCGATCTCTGGAATGCCGTCCAACCACGGCGCTTGATCAGCTTGGGTCAACCGTTCTTCCACACGGGCTTCCCATTGTTCAGGAAAGTTTGTTAAACTCATTTTATTGATTTTTAATATTATAATTCTTGTTAATTACACCGACTACCCACGCGCAAATAGTTTCACATATCCTTCCGGATTACCATTTTTGAACGCCAACTTATCTTCCAATGAGAGTTTCTCAAACTCATCTTTAGTCTTAGGATCAATTCCGGCACCCGGAACACCAGTATTGCTAGCCTGTCCAGCAAGCATTACCTTTTTAGGCAAGCCATCGATAATCTTTTTAGCAGCAGCCAAACCCAATGATTCAAAGGTTTCTTTCTGATCACCCAAGATTTGACCATCCGTCACAGCTTGATCCAATAAAGCCGAAAGCTGCACGGCTTCACCTTCTTTGATTTTTTTCTCTAGCCCCTCACGTGCTGATTTCTCTAGCCCATGAGCCATTTTTTCAGCATCCAGCTCGGCCTTTAATTTGGCCACAGCGCCATCCACTTCTAAAGCAGAGTCGCCATCTTTCAGTCCGAAGCTCATTAATGTAGCTACGGTGACTGCACTTAATAGTAATTTTGACATAGTGTTATCTTGATTTTCAATTTTAGAATCCTTAATTGACTGGAGAGACAAAGTCACCTGTTCTTCATCGATAAGCTCACCTGTAGATGAATAGAGTTTCACAGCATTGGCATTAGATGGTACCGCGACGATTGAGACCTCAAATAGCTCAGACTGATTCAACCAGTAAGTCCCGTCAGGTTTCTCCTCCATAAATTCATAATTGAATCTAATACCCATAGAGCAGCCCTTCAAAAACCCTCCCTCTACTTTCGAAGCAATTTTCTTCGCATCCTCATCATTTTCGTCAAAAACTGCATCTGCAAGCAGTTGGCTTCCTTCTATGCGAATATTTTCCCAACGACCAATTACATTATCTGTGTTATTCCAATGATTCGATAGCATGACAGGATTAGCCTTGAATCGATCCAAGTTTATCCCTGAATTCATCACTCGAAATCCATAGGAGTTAGTCAATCTTTCATCGTTCAGTACAAAGGTTTTTGCCATAGTATTTTGTATTTCTTTCTACTTATTGGCACAAATCAACTCCTTTTTTTTGCCGTCCTCAATTAGTTGGGCAAGGTCTGCCCAACTAATTCAAAAGCAGCCTAATTCAGCGGACTTTTGGGCAAAAAGGAGTAGAAATGGCATTTACAAAAGCACAGGCAAAAGAATACGCAAAAACACTTTACGTGTCCGAAAACCTGCATCAAAAGGTCATAGCCGAGCGCGTGGGAGTAACCGAAAAGACGATCGGCAAGTGGATCAACGATGAAGGATGGAAAAACCTAAAGCGCTCACTGATCACAACCAAACAAAATCAGATAGCACTATTGTACGATCAGCTTGAACACATGAACAGCATGATCGCAGAGCGAGATATTAAGGTTGCATCAACCAAAGAAGCCGATGTCATCATTAAGCTGACAGGAGCGATCCAAAAGCTGGAGACAGAGACAGGGGTAGGTGAAACCGTAGAAGTATCAAAAAAAATTATTGGACTCATACAGCAGGAAGATCTCGAACTCGCCAAGCGAGTCACCACTTATTGCGATGTACTTATCCAAACCATGATCAAGTAAAATGGCGACACTGACAGATAAGAAATATTTAGAGGACTGGAAACAGTTTAGCGAAAATATCAATCGGGCTACACCTATCGACTTAAACGAAACGCCATTTGAAAAAAAGAAGCGTATCGAACGGTTGGAGAAAGACGATGAGGCTTGGTTTGCTTATTACTTTCCAAACTTCTACACCGCCGAGCCAGCGCCATTCCACAAGCGATCCACTAAGCTCGTGATGAACAATCCCGAGTACTATCTCGTGCGCTCATGGTCACGTGAGCTGGCCAAGTCAGCACGCACCATGATGGAGTCTACAAAGCTCATCATGACCAAAAAGAAAAAGAACCTATTGCTAGTATCCGACTCATTGTCCAATGCTACACGCTTGCTTTTGCCATACAAAGTCAACTTTGAGTCCAATAACAGGCTCATCAATGATTATGGCCCACAGCAGTCACTTGGCAATTGGGAAGCGCACGAGTTCAAAATCAAAAGTGGAGCATCCTTTAGGGCGTTGGGTGCGGGGCAATCACCACGGGGTACACGTAATGATGCTGCACGCCCGGACATTATTTTAATCGATGATATCGATACCGATCAAGATTGTCGCAACAAGGACATCATCAAAGAACGCTTTGAATGGATAGAGTCTGCGCTGATCCCGACCCGATCGATATCTGACCCATTACTGATCATAGCTTGTGGAAACATCATTGCCAAGTATTGCTGTATCACCGAGATGGCAAAAAAAGCGGACAAGCACGAGATCGTCAACATTAGGGACATTAACGGCGTTAGTACATGGCCAAATAAGAATACCGAAGAGATGATCGACCGTGTGCTGTCCACCATCGGCAATACTGCCCGGCAACGGGAATATTATAACAATCCGATAGTAGAAGGCTCCACATTCAAAAAAATAAGCTACGCCAAGGCACCGCTATTGCGTACGTGTGAGATGGTGGTCATCTATGCCGATCCATCTACATCCAATAAGGATAAGCAAACAGGCAAATCATCTGGACAACGTTCTTACAAGTCCGTGCAGGTGGAGGGTTACAAGAACCACCAGTATTTCACCTATTGGATCAGACTTAGACAAGTGGGCAATAAAGCCTTTGTCAACTGGCTGTACGAGGCGTATGACTTTTGCAAACGTCAAGGTGTCGATACCGTCAATATTTGGGTAGAAAACAACTCCTTACAAGACCCGCATTACGAACAGGTCATTATGCCACAGGTCAAGTTAAAAGCAGAGCAAGATTGCATCACACAGATTCCCATTAGAAAAGATACGCGAAATAAGCCCGAAAAGTTCGATCGTATCGATTCTACGCTGCAACCGATCGACGAAAATGGGAACCTGCTATTCGACGAAAAGCTAAAAGGCACCGAAGACATGGACACAATGGAATCACAGATGCTCAGCGTTTCGCCCGATTGCAAGATCATGGATGGCCCCGACTGTAGAGAAGGCGGCGTATGGATCATCCAACATAGAAAAGAAGTCCGTTCAAGCGCACCTCACAGTAGTGGCCAGCGAACATCACATAAATATTAAGCAACATTTAAATAGCATTGACATGCCTTTTTTATCCAAAGACGAACTCAAAACAGCTATCCGATTAGAAAAGCTAAGCAGGATAGCTGACGCCGATGACCTGATTATTCAGCAAGCCATCAATACCGCCATTACCGAAGTCCGATCAAGACTCACGCCCAACAACAAAAAGGCGTGGCTCGATGGCAGACTGCGTTACGACGTCAATTTATTATTCAGCCAAGAGGACGAAAACCGAAATCCCTTGATTCTTGATATCACCAAGGTTGTCGCCTTGTGGTGGCTGATCCTTCGCAATAATGCAGGAGTCGACTATGAAGTCATTCGTGACCGTTATGCAGCTGCCACCGAATTCCTAAAAGATTTGGCTACTGGAGAAGCAAGTGATCTGACATTGCCCATTTTCCAAGAGCCTACCGATCAAGACGGCAACCCGATCAGTGGAGCCAAACCATTCAGTACCGGATCACGAAAAAAATTTAGTCACGACTATTAGGCAGGGCGAAAATCTAAAGTCTCATATCTAACATCTATAAAATGGCAACAAATAGCAAAATCGGCAATATAAGCCCTTCATATAAACAAGTATTACCTTGGAAGTTGAAGTCCGTAAGCCAAACACGGCAAGATATCCAATCGTGGAGACGCGCGCTGGCAATGTTCCAAAATGTCGACCAACCGACCAACTGGGTACTCCAATTATTGTACAACAACATTAAGCTAGACGCATTGCTCACATCACAGATCGAAAATAGAAAGGATCAAACTCTCTCATCCGATTTCGTGATCAAGACTGCGGATGACAAAGATGATGATGAAGCGACAAAACTATTGTCCAATTCGGTAGCATTCGCTAAGATCATCGATTCCATCATCGACTCCAAGTTACACGGGTATTCCATGATCGAACTACATATTGATACCAATGGTACACTACAGATCGAAGACCTTCCACGCACCAATATCATTCCGCAAACAGGGATATTTCTCAAGGACTATATGGAAGTAACTGGAGGTATAGCGTACCGTGACCTCAAAGAATACGGCACCTACATTTTAGAATTCGACAATCTTTCCATGCACGATCAAGAATTTGGGCTTTTAAACAAAATCGTACCCCATGTCCTCATGAAGCGTTTTGCGCAATCGTGCTGGTCTGAACTATGTGAGATTTATGGCATACCGCCGCGTTTTCTAAAGACCATGACCAATGATCCCGGTATGATGGCACGCGGTGAGCAGATGATGCGCGACATGGGTGCTGCCGCTTGGTTCATTATCGACAAAGAGGAAGATTTAGAGTTTGCCCAAGGTGTTTCCACCAATGGAGATGTGTACAGGCAATTTATCAACCTTTGTAATAATGAAATATCATTATTGATATCAGGTGCGATCATCGGACAGGACACTGTTAACGGATCACGATCAAAAGACGAAGCTAATCAGGAGATGCTTTGGCAAAAAGTATTGGCCGATCAACGTTTTATTGTACAAATCGTCAATGAAAAAGTACTACCTGCCTTAGCCCGACATGGCCTAGTCAAGGAAGGTTCTTACATGAAGTACAACGAAGCCGAGGATATCAATAAACTATTTGAATTTACTACCAAGCTATTGCAGTACAAAGATGTGGACAACGAATGGATAGAAGAAAAATTTGGCGTGCCTGTCATCGACAAAAAACAGGAAGAGCCAACACAACCTCAAAAGTTATCCGCAAAGCTGTCATCTAATTTTTTCGACTAAGCCCCCTAGATCAGAGCGCTGATCTGGGAGGGCTGACCCTCCAAACAGTCGACCAATACTATTGCTGCGATCACCAGCACAAGCATATCGATCTAGCAGCGGTAGACAGCAGCGACTTTGGCAAGTACATCGAAAAGATTGCAAAAGAACTTTGGCAAAAGAAAGCGCTGGAGCGTGGTTATGATCCTGAGCTAATTCAATCTTACGGACAAGAACTCAGCAAAGCGATTGACAGAGGATACCCAAAAACGGAGATAGATTTTAACAAAGAAGATCTTGAGAAAATACATGCTTTAAAAAAGAATATATGGCAATTCTCAACAGCTAAGACCTATACCCAATTAAAGGATATGAGCGAAGCACTGATATCCCCGGACGGCACACTTCGCACATTTGATGAGTTCAGGATTCAGACAGCATTGATAACTGGTAAGCAATTGCGCCATCTGAAAACCGAATATCATACCGCTGTATCCGGTGCACAGATGGCTAGCCACTGGGTAGAGATACAACGTATGAAAGAATCCTATCCGTTATTGGAATTTATTGCCGTTGAGGACGCACACACTACGGCATTATGTATGTCGTTGAGCGGTGTTATTAAACCCATTGACGATCCTTTTTGGATGCAGTTCTATCCTCCAAATCATTACAATTGCCGGTCTACCGTTAAAAAAATTCGCAAAGGAACGATTACACCAGACGATCAAATCGTAAAACCGGATATACCTGATATTTTCAAAGTAAATCTTGGCGAGCGAGGGTTAGCCTTCCCGGAGGATCATGCATATTTCGTCGATACACCCACGGAGGTGCTCCGAGATGCGCGACAACATTTTCCATACGCAATGCAGTTTGATATATTGAACGAGGATAATGATGGCCTGATAGGCATTGTGCGGCAGCATTATTTGGTAGACACACAGGCGAGTGATTATCAAAGAGTCGTAGCCACAGCCATCGAGCTAGCAAAAGAAAATAAAACGACAGTCGACATCTTGCCAACGTTAGGACGCGAACAAGACAAGGCTCAGCGACAAATCATCTTTCCGGACGCTAAGCCAAACAAAAGTCCCGACCTACGAATAAACAAAGTACTATGGGAAGAAGAGCAGGTGCATAAACATTCACGTAGGGCCATCAAAGGCGCTATTGAAGCAGGAGCCAATCAAGCAAATAATGTTATCGTCAATATCCCAGCAGAAATGGAGTTAGACTTTGAATTATCAAAAATAGCAAGAGATAAATTCAAGGATTACAATGATCTAATTACTATCATATTCAAACATGGAGAAATCGAATACAGGTTTGACCGTAAAAAGTAAAAGCCGATAGAGGATATCTATCGGCTTTCGGCACGGTCGCCAGCTTTCGCCGAACGTCCGTACAGCAAATATACAACAATATGAGTAATCAACAAAATATAGCAGATTTTTTCGCTGACTTTACTAAACGAGTAAATGAAGCACAACGGATACTTCCCGACATCATTGGCACCGAAGTTGTCAACTCCGCTTTAGACAACTTCCGATCAGAATCATTTTTTGATGAAAAGTGGCCAGCCCGAAAAGATAAAAAGAATACACGCAAGCTACTCATCAAGACGGGTACTTTACAACGATCACCACGCATATTTCGATCACAGCCCGGACTAGTAGTTGTTGGCTCGGATGTGCCATACGCAGCTGTGCACAATAACGGCGAGGAGATAAACCGCAAAGCTAGATCAGAAACATTTGTTCGCAACCGCTATACCAGAGGAAAGAAGAAAGGAGCATTCAAACGAGGAACCTCCACTGGCCAAGGGCTTTCATTCAAAGCATATTCATACAATATGCCCGTCCGAAAATTTTTAGGATCACATCCAATATTAAAGCAACATCTACAAAGCATCATAAGAGATGAACTTACAAAAAGTATAAACAATATTTAAAAAGCATTTAAACACCATGAAAGAGATTTTTTTATATATCCGAGATATAATCAAAAACGTTCCATCCATCAACTGGATAGACCTCGACAAAGGTCAACTCAACAACTACCAAGAACGTCCGGCCATAGACTTTCCAGCAGTACTTGTCAAAGTAGAATATCCATCGACCACAAAGCTATCCGGGAAAACACAGCAGTGCAATGCGATTATTACGGTAAATATCGTATTTGACTTTATGGACGATACGAGTAGTATCACTCCAGACGACACCTTAGCGCAGTCCCTTGAAGTGTTCGACATCGCAGAGCAAGTACATCAAGCACTCCAAGGATCGATGGACAATAAAATCATCCGAACACCCTTGGAACGGATCAGCACCCGCGATCCAAATAGAGGTGATAAAGTCAAGACATTAGTTTACACCTATACCACAAAAACAATAGAATAAAAAAGCCAGTGCGGTTACACTGGCTTCAAAACAACATTAATTGTCGAGTATTATACTCACTAGGCTTCATACCCTTGATATTTTTCCATGTCGAATAAGAAATAAATATATTGTGCTTTGGAAAAATATTTGACACTATCCGTGTATCGGGAACATCAGGTTCCTTAACAGATGAATACACCTGCATGATGTATTGTACTTGTTTCAGATAGTTTTTCCGATTATAAGCCATATTTGGATAAAACAAAATATTATTTTGTTATCACAAAAATAACGAAATTATTTATAATAAAAAAGCCTACAAACTTTCGATTGCAGGCTTTTTCAATTATAATATATTCTATTCATTACTTTCAACATCGCCTAACAGGACACCTTTATCATTTATTACATAACGATATCTATTCAATACTACGTTACCATATCCATTTTTCCCGTAAGCATCAATATAGACACTGTATTGATAGATTTTATTCAATAATTCCTTTGATGAATGCTTTTGTAGTGAATCAATTTCTGCTATCTCATTTACATAGGTACTATGCATTTTTTTTAATTCAGTTTCCTGATGCAAAGCCTGATTGTATTCCAGTTTAGAAAAATATACCATAGAACTATCAACACCTAATAAATCCTTATCATACTGTTTTTTCTTAGCGATAGTATTCCATTTTGCTTTATTATATACACTCGCACTCTTTGTGGTGTCAATTTCGTTAAAGTTATTTACCAAATCTTCACGTACCGACTTAAGGTGATCAACAAATAGTACAGGAGTTAAAGTACATTTCATAAGCTTGTATGAATAAGGGTCTTTCCAATTTTCTTCAACATAAACATCCCTAAACCATTTCAATGTTTTTATTTTTAATTTTTCTTCGTTTGAAACGGTCGCACCGTTAGAAGTAGTTTTCCTCTTTTGAGCAAAACCTAAAAATGGCACAACAAGTAATACTAAAAACAACACTTTCTTCATATCATTAAAATTTGGTTAATAAAAAAAGCAATGCAACTATCAGTTACATTGCTTCAAATATATCACTTTTTACCTATTCGCCACAATACGGCTTCCCGTAATTTGGTTTGATTGTCACCAGTATGATCATAACGATCTCTATCGTTATCCGTGCTATACTGAACCCTTTTGTCCCATTGTTTGGCTGCTAAGCGCTCCTGTCTCTCTTTGCCATAGCGCTGCACCCACTTCATGACAGTAGGGCCATCCAGCCGTTGGAAATCTTCCCCATAATATCCCTTGCGTGCCATATTAAGACAGACGCAGATTTCTTCAAGTGTCAACTGTGGAAATTCTGAAAGTATCAAATTTGCGATTTGGAAAGCACCAGCTTCATTATAGCAGCGGTCAACAATAAAGAACATCTTAAGCTCCATGAGCATCATTACAATATGATCGATGACAGCCTCTTCATTTGATAGCGCAAGATTACGAAGTGACTGAGGTGCCGATAACTGTCCGAGCCTTTCCTCCAGCCAGTTTAATTCACTCTTAAGCCGAATGATGTATTTAGCCTTATCTTTACCCTCGTACTCATAGTAAAATCGTAGGCTCCGATCAACAGTGTCTATCCGATCCACAACTGACTGATATTGCTCAAAACGCTGCTCTACTTTCTCAGGTGTCCATTTAGCCATTTTGGCCATCGCCATAGTTGTATTTCGACCTAATTCGGCCATGAACTTGCTCGGCTTCCATATTACTAGTTTGTTGTTTTGTGCTTCCATTCTTTATCTTATCTATGATCTCCAACAAATTTTTATTGATTGATGCTAGCGATTTGCTTTTTTGCAACGAAACGTTCAGCCTCTTCCAGTGAGACAATATTGCTTTGAAACTTTCAAACGCAGCTTCATTGGTCTTATCAATACTAGCATCCTTAAGCTGGCTTAATATAGATTTCATTGCTCCACCTTGACTAGCATTTCTAATTTCCGGCAAACCTTGAATTTTTAACCATTCAAAATAAACCCCCATTGCCTGATTATGATATGGGCTTACAGGCTCTTTTTTTCCAATCCCCTCAACCGAGCGAGAACGGATCGGAGCAGTGTTACATCTGCCCCGATTTTGACTTGATTCTTGACGTAAGTCTCAAGACCTTTGATTTCCTCTTTAAGTGTCATATTTGAAGTCTGTCCAATGAATGATCTTTCCAAAAAACTTATTAGTTTCATTATTCTTAATAGCTCTAACAAACCACATATAAAATTCGTGATAACCGTCAAAACCGTCGTTTTTAGCTATTTGATCAATTTCATTCCAATGCAAATATTTATTGCAATAATGGTCATCACCTATACTTACCTAAAATTGGTAATTATAATAGGTCATATAGATGTATTGAATGCCTTTTACTTCACCTTCTTTAAAACAGTTGTAATCCGCGGAGCGAGTATCTGTAGCGAAGTGGATCTTCTTTCCTTCATGCCAACGGTCTTTTGAATCTTCACGGATGGTATGAATTTTTTTATCAGCCAAAATCAATGGCTTAAATTGTTTTTTAAAACCTAGAATCATAATCTTTAATTTTTATATGAATTTATAACCCCGTGGTTTGATAGCTTCGATCGTTGCTCTAAATGGAAATCCGTTCATCTCTTTTACCCTTTGGCATTGCTGCTGGAGGATAACCGACCCCGTAAAGATCACCCGGTCTCGATCTTCATGCTTGATCTGTAAGACCAAGCACTTGCCATTACCTTTGTCATATTTCGACGGTTCGATCTTGAAGTCCAGAACCTCGATGATATGACCGACAACCTCGTCGATCTCTATTTTCTTTCCATTGAATTGATCGATCTGAATATTCAAATCACTAAAGTTTTTCATGTATGAGTTTTTTGATTAAATTTTTTGAATTGCAGTGCTTTGCCCAGCCTAGATAACTAGCGATACTTTCTTTTGGCCTGTTAGCTTTTATTGCCCGTGCAAAAGCCTGCTTGATGGATTTGCGCATTAATACATGTGTGTGGTAGTGTACATATCCACCGAAGTCAATGCCTAGACTTGTTGGAAATGGACCGCGGTTAGGCTTCAATGAAAGTTTCAGGTTGTCATATAAATATTGTGTAATCCGATCAAACAATCGGTGCAGATAGTTCTTATCGTTATGCAGTATCACGATATCATCAGCATATCGGATATAATATCTCACTTTAAGCTCCTCCTTGATCCAGTGATCAAAATACGACAGATAGAAATTTGAAAGATATTGGCTTAGATAGTTTCCGATCGGAAGACCAAGAGCGCTATCGACGATCCCATCCAGCAACTGGAGCATTTCCTTATCCTTGATCTTTTTCCGCAACATGGTTTTAAGGATATCGTTATCCACATTAGGATAAAACTTCCTGATATCGACCTTCAAGCAGTACATTGTACACTCTACATCGGTCATATACTTCTGTAGTACCTTGCTGGCCAAATGGACACCACGGCCTTTAATACAACTATACGTGTCGCGTGTAAAAACCGACACGAACATTGGTTCAAGGATGTTCATAATGGCGTGCTGTACGACACGATCACGATATGGCAGGATGGATATTTCCCGTGCTTTGCGTTCGTAAATTGTCCGGTGTTTATATGGAGAGGTCCTGTAGGTACCCGTTATTAACTCACGATATATATCGGCGATATTCTGATCGTAATTTTTATCAAATTCGATGACACCTGTTTGCTTAGACTTTCCTTTCCTTGCGATGCTATCCGCAAGGATAAGGTTGTCTATGCTGCATAATTGGTCGTATATGTTACCTATTCTTTTCATTGATGCGCCTTTGCTTAAAAGGTCGTTTTCGCTCGGATGAGCTACCAACGCCCTGCAAGGAATTTGTATTTTTTTACCTTTGGGGTAGGGTCTGTGCTGTCATTCTTATTTTTAGCATTGTGGGCACTGACATTCGCGTTGTCGTTGTCGTAATTGTAATCGTTGTACGAAAACGAGGAGGACGAACCAGTACAGCACACGACCTTTTTAGTTTTTATCTACTTGGAGCTAAACTTCTGGTGTAAATGGCAGCAAACTGCTTACCCATGTATATTGCCTTTTCCGAAGTATCTACAGAACGGCGGGCACCGACACACGCGTCGTCGAGGTCGAAACCGTAATCGTCGTACGAAAACGAGGAGGACGAACCAGTAGGCTTATAAAAATACGGGTAGTACCATTTTTGCCCGATTGTGAGTGGTTTACCTTCACGGAGTGCTAAAGCAATTTCCTCCAGTTCCTTGTCCGCTTTCTGTGCATCCGAATCCCTTTCGGTTTCCCAATTAAATTGTTCCACAGTTTTGCCATTATACTCCAGTGCATCTTCCAATGTCTTGATGCGATCTATGATATTTTTAACAAACACTTTTTCGCCAAATAGATTTTTAAGGAGGTTTTTACCTTTATCGTTTGCCTCGTCAAAAGCTTTGATTGCATTTTCTTTACTGATTGTTAGATTTTCCATGATTAATCATTTGTATTGTTAATGTATTGACTGTATTCCAACGGAAATGTCCTTCCTGCGTATCTCGCTAGTTCTCTTGTTTCCAAAAGCTGGCGGGCACCGACAGCCGCGAAGTCGTAGTCGTAATAGGAACCGTCGTACGAAAACGAGGAGGACGAACCAGTAGGATTGTAAAACCAAGGGTAATAGCCACGTTTTACATGCTTACCACCGTTTAGTGCGAATACGATAACATGTATTTTGGCTAGGCCCTTCATGTCGATATCCATTCCTTTTGTACGATCATTGAATTGCTCCAATGTTTCACCTTTGAATTCGAGTGCTTTCTCGAATGTGTTGATTTGTGTGTAATCCATTTTTAAACCTTTTTTAAATACTCTTTATAAATTTTGTTTTCCATCACCCAGACAGCTTTGTTTAGCGTTGCGATATCAAGCTGGTTGAGCTCTTTGCCGTATTGGTTCCTGACCCATTCATTGAGTTTCCCCACGATTTCGATTGTGTTGATACCCCAGTGCATTTTCCCAGCGAGAGCAATCAGCTTTTTGCGTTGCTGGTCTCCCGGTATCGTAATATTAGGCTTTCGGGGTTGCTGCCATTTGCGGACTCGCAGCTCCAGCTCATGCCATTCCCCATCATTCAGATCAGACAGGCGATCAGTTCGACCGTCTGTAAATTCAAGTACTACCTCGTGTTTATCTTTGTCCACTGCCTTGCAGATCGCAAAAAATTGCGCATAGTTACGTGGCATATCTTAAGCAAAGACAAAGTGATTTGGTAGTTTCTTAACTTTGAAATTCTCAAAAGTGAGATCGTCCCTTCCAGCCCTCATAAATTGTTCCCTAATATTTTTTATAGCTTTTTCTTCAGCAGCTTTTGGAGTTTTAGCAAACACCACACCCTCTAAAAATGGTGGACTCATTTTCAAACGTGAATCTGTATTTTTAACCCTAACTTTAACTTGATATACATTGTTATTTGCCATGTTTACACCCTCCATATGATGAAGCCGATACCAAGAATCACGATCTCATATTTTGCAGAGGCTAAAGTCAGCGCAAGCAAGGGGAGTACGATCACTCCCTTTAGCTTCCAATAATTTTTAATACCCATTCTCATAATTTTAATATTGCTTGTTTTAACTCCTTTTCAAAGATGGAGTGAAGCTCATGCCGCACACCATCTTTATCCACTGCAACATCTCTAGCGCTCAATACATCCTCAAACACGTTCTGATAGATATTCATCTCCGTCACTATTGATTCCCTCTCAATCGAATATCCCCTTCGTTGCAGAAAGCTTTTCTTTTCAGCTACCGAAAAGAAAAGTTTAATATCGCCCCATTCGTCCACTTTTCTCCAAGAATCGCATGTCATAATAAGCGTTGATGTCATCCTGATCAGCACGCTTCCAATACACCTTTTTAAAGCCATCAAACAGCTCGTTCATTTCCCACCTCTCATATTCCGCATACACCACATATTTGCCCGGATTCTCTTCCACAAACTTAAAGTTGCCAGTCCTCCGCGGTAGGTCTACAGAGTTGAGATCAGGCTCTGTGCATACAGATGTTTCCGGTGCAAAAAACAAAGTCCTAGAACCTAAAACGACAAACACAAGAATCATAAGCGCACCGAAAACGAACGGAGCCATTTCAATATTTACCTGTCCTTCCATAGCTATTTAGTTGAAATTGAAAATTCGACTTTCACCTCTTGACCATTTTCTACCGGCACCTTATACCATCCCTTGACAAACGTCGTTGTACGTGTCTTGAATTGGGCATTGACAATGATGTCCACACCCTCGTGAAAAAGATCATCTTTCACCTTATCCTTTTGCGCCACAAGCTCAGCCACACGCGTTGGATTTAGCTCGCCTTTTTTGTTCGGTTTCATAAAAGTCTCAAGCAAACCAGCAAGAATCTTTCTATTTTCGTCCTCAGCGGTCAACGTAGTGATAAACTCCTTGATCTTACTCACTCCAGCAGACTGGGTGCCATCAAATCCGATGATCTCATTGTGACCGATAGTAATCGATGCATTACCATCGCGCGTGGTGAATGTGTGGCTAGCCTGAGTATCTTTAAACCCGTACAGCTCTTTTTTCAGTGCCACCGCTTTATCAAATGCTGCGAACGCCCCCACGACAGTAGCCGTTTGCAACTTACCAAACTCCGAGAGTTGAGGCGCAAGGCCTTTTACCGTTTCATCGACAAGCTCTTTGTACGCAGCGATATTTTCATCGCGCTGTTTTGCCGATTCTGTTTTTTTTTCTTCCAGTTGCTTGTGAAGCACTGCCAATTGCGCAGGTGACAATTGCGATAGATCGATTGGTTGTGTTTGATTTTCCATTGTTGTATTTATTTGATTTCGTTAATTATTTATTTGCGTTTACAATAAGTTTAAGCACACGATTATAGCCAGCCATAAAAGCATCATCATCTTGCAATCGGCGCGGATCATTGATATATCCAAACTCATCCACGGCCATATCCTGCGCATTATCCAGAGGTTGATAGTAAACCAGTCGTCCCTGAGCATCCACATACGCAGACGAATTGCATATATCCTCCGCATAAGGCACAAAATCCAATTCATTGCGGTGATACCATTCATTTTTCCAGTACCCCGACATGATCGGCGAATACTCCACCTCTTTGCGCATTTCAGTAGGAAATCCGCTGAACAATTGATTCAGGAATACGTAGTAGCACGTATATTGATATTGGCAATACTTTTCCTCTGTCCAGCCTAACAGGCCACAGATACGTTCCATTTGAGCCTTAAATTTGTCATGAGCCAACTCATGAACTTTCTTTGTTTTTACTAATGTTTTCATCTTTAAGCTTATTTACTGTTGTTAATTGCCATGATATTCTTGAGCGCCTTTATCCCAAATCGTGTAATATCCCACAGGCCCCATGTAGCGGCCTTTTGAGAATGCCCTATATCCCTCGACCCATATTTTCAATGACGCATCATACATCACACGTTTAGCCGTCCTACCGCTTGGCTGTTTGCCTTCCGCTTGGCTATTGATGATAAAGAGCTTCTTAGGGTAGCGCTTTATCAATGCACGATATTTTTCAAAAGTCAGGTTCGTATATTGGAAGCTGTCGAGTACCACGATATTTTGGCTTTTATGATCATCCAATCTATTGCATAGCTCTTCGATAGATTCCTGAACCAATACCAAGCGACGTTTTACAGACGCCAGTCCAGCTTTTAAAAAAGCCTGCTGCATCGTATGCGCAGCTCCCTCTTCCAATGAGTTGTAAAGCACCCGGTCATGTTTGCAAAGCTCTTTGCACAGCTTTAGGATAAATGTGGTCTTGCCATTTCCTGAATTTCCCCAGATAAACCAGCTTCCACTGATCTCGGGCTCCCCAAATGCATCAAACCACAGACCCTTGAGTGAAAGAAGCTTATATTTCTTACTTAATAAATCCGTTACACTGTACGCTCTAGCCATATTATTGAAGCCCCAATACGATTTTTAAGAATTCCAAGTTCATTGTCTTACCAGTACGATCAGCCTCGCGCATCACCGGTACCAGCACATCGTGCAGCTCGCCATAGTTGTCACAATTGTCACGCAACCACTTCGCTGTTTCTTTATCCACACCGCCAAGAAACTCCTGAAAACGTCGGTCAATGGGTGAAAGGTTGCGGATACGAAACTTGATGCGACGGTACAATTGCGGGATTCCTGCTTTATTTTTCTTACGGAGTTTATCGATGTTATCGGTCAATTGTGACGTACCTGCCAGTACCAGCGAACACCATTCGTTCAAATAGTCAAACAGCTCTTTGAATGAGCATAATGCGGGTTGTTTCATATACTCACTTTCATCAAAAGCAAATACCGGATCAAGACCATTTTCAGAAAGGCTTTTCATGTATCTAGCGATTTGGCGGAGCTTCGCAGACTTGGTCTTGCGTTCAGCAGGAAGCCGTAGCTCAGCGAGCATCTTATCCACGATATCCGATAGATTGTCAGAGCTTCCCACTTTGATCGAAAACACCTCATTACGGTATTTCGACTTGAATAGGTCTAAAGAGAATGTTTTCCCGCAGCCAGTTTCGCCGATCAATACAGCGACCTCACCGTTATCTTTTGCATCTTGTAGCGCTGCCAAGATTTCCTTCAACTGCGGCGTAGCTTTTGTGGCCCAGTACTGTTTTTCAGTTTGAAAGCCGATCAGATCAGCGATGCGCTGGAAATATTTGTCTGAGATGGCTACATCCTTATCTTTTACCTTGGTGCTGTAATTGCCCTTGCGCATTTCGATGACATATCGCGCATTGACACCGGAGTGCGTTACGATATCATCCTGATTTAGGTTATTATCCCTAATGTAAGCCTCTAAGGCCTGTACGATATTATCTTTAAGTTCATTCGTCATGATATATAGTCACTTAGATTAATTTTACTGTTGATATACTCCTCACGTTCTTTGCTCACGCAGACCTCCTCCGTGATCGACTCCCGTTCCTGCCTTTGTTGTAGCTTACGGGCTGCGCTGCTCAACCTTTCGCTATTACGTTGATCTTTATGCTGGCCAAGGCTATCGGTTAGGATCATCTTACTTAGCGTCCCGTTCAATGCAGGGGTTTCGGTCATCAATTGACGTACGATGCGATCCTGTTTGATATTTCTGTCAATAATGGTTTCTTCCAATGATTCGTTAAATCGGCCGATCAGGGCGAGGTGTTCTGCATCGCCTTCTTGCCGTTCATGCAGAGCCATTGGTTGTACATACTTCTCTTCCAGCATAAACTTGACCGTACCGATCTCCTCCACCAGTCGCCCATTTTTACTTTCAGCGTTCACCACAAGCACTTTCGACATATCGTCACGGTCAAATTTCACACACCAGTCGATGTGGCGATTTTCCCTAAACTTCAGATCGAAACTATCATACACAAATTCATGCTTGTTCAATGTGATCGTAAGACCATCACCGTGCAGCCTATTGGTAAATCCAGTAGTTTCACCAAATAGGTTTAAGTATTCCTCATCGGTCAGCACAATATGATCAGCATCGGCCATATCGTACCATCTAGAAACATACTGATCATGCAGTCTCATCCGGCGCATATCAATGGATTGCTCAATCTGTTTGCATACGCCTTCATAGTTTGGAAAAGAATGTTTGATCTTGTCCAAAAACTCGCTGTTAGGCTGGTTTTCCTTGCGCGAAGTCACACCGAAGCCCGACCAATTTGAACAGGTCAATTGAAGCTCCTTATTCCATTCTTTAAAAAATGGTTCTACACGCTTCGCTTTCGCATTGCGCACACGAGCGGGGGTGTAATGCTTGGTCATAGCTTCGTAAACAGGCACCAATACACCTTTACCATAATGGTCACTTTGCAGCTGCAATGATTTATAGCGCTGGCCAAAAAGTTCTTTTGTATGATTTGCTGCATTTCGCAGTGCTTCACGGATCAACGTTGGTGTTTCGTGCGTACCGATGGCATAACCGATCGGATAATTCAGATATGGGTCTAAGATCACCACACAAGTAGGTCTGTTATGATAGGTAGTCACTTTATTCCCTTCACCGTTCAGACCTGTATTTTGATACAATAGCTCGACATCCCATCCATCCACAGACCAATACACCATAGGCACATTGGGTGCCTTTCGTTTTACTTGCATATTGCGGCTATTGCGCAATGCAGACGTACCTTGATTACCAGCTGCGATATAGATATCTAATTCCTTACGATATTTAGCAACCGTACTATCTGATATGGATTTCCATCCAAGCTTATCAGCTACTTCACTATACACGCGTGATATCTGCACATTATCAAAATTGGAATGCCTACGCAATAGCTTTTCCAACACGGCCAATTGCTCCTCAGACACTACCTTTGCCGTATTCTGATTCTCCAGCTTGCCGGATATCAAAGATTGATAACCATCCTTTTTATAAGCCGATAGAATACGTCGCAGCGATTTCACTTTCAGAGTATGTCCGAGTTTCCCTTCCACTGCTTCCACATCTTCACATACCAGTTCCCATATCGATTTCACCTCCGCACTATTCGGATTACCGTAAGCTTTCCGAAATGCACGTTTTTTGCTGAGCGCAGTGATCACCGCATTCAACACCGATGCATTGATCGTATAAGTGCTTTTAAGTTCTTTACTCAACTCTTTGCCACTCGGTAATTTATAGGTTGCGTAAAAATGTGATGCAAGCGCATCCCATTCGTATAGACGCTCTAGGGGGAGTGTTTCTTTGATGATCAAATGCGGGTTACCCAATCCATCGATGCATTTGCTTTGCCAATCATCAGGCATATTCTCAAAAGAGAACAACGCTTCATTACCAGCCCCTTTACCCTCACGAAGTCGGAGGCCTTTGGTGCGATTGGCACGTTTTTTCAATGCGTCATAAGAACACACCCGGATACTCAGATCATGAGCGACCACAACAGGCGTTGGCTTGCCCTCCTCGATCTCATCCGAGATCAGGTAGCTAACCTTGACACCTATCTGTCCATCGTGTACAACATATGCTTTATTCCACATGGTTTTTTCGTTTTAATTGGTTCCTTCCAGCGACACTGACTGGATCACTACTTTAAAGCCGCTTTCACAGCCTGCAATTGTGCGTAATAGTCTTTTTTGATCGTGTCGCAAGTGATCCCTTGCTTTGTCCCATCGATACACCAACGGATGTATGTCTTGGAGAAGCCATACTTCGAAACCAAGTGATCTATCACCACAGGGTTGTAGCTGTTTCTTTTTCTATTATCTTTGTTCATTGCTTTGTTAGTTTCTTTATTGATAACTGTCATTGCTTTTATTTTCGTTATGACAAATATAGTAGATAAATCTTCTAATAAACAATAGAATGGAAAATAAATCTTCCAATATCAAAGAAAGAGTTCTTCAAATAGCTGAATTAAAAGGAGTTGCTAAGGAAAAATTTTTTGAGAGTATAGGTATGACATACGGTAATTTTAAGGGAAAATCAAAAGAAACACCATTAAATTCTAACGCAATAGTGGATATATTTTCCAAATATCCTGATATTGATTTGGAATGGCTTCTCACAGGAAAAGGAGATATGCTTAAAGATGGGCCACAAACACAGGTTTACAAATTGCGTGGTGATCGTGCTATCAAACACCAGCAAATACCACTATATGACCTCGAAGCATCAGCCGGATTAGTTCAGTTGTTCCAAGATGGCGGCAGCGTTGAGCCAATCGATACAATTAGCATCCCTAATCTACCTAAATGCGATGGAGCCCTATACGTAGTAGGAGATAGTATGTACCCATTACTCAAATCAGGGGACATCGTCATGTACAAACAGGTTCATGACCTACCCAACGACTTCTTTTGGGGCGAGATGTATCTAGTGCATATCAATATGGACGGAGACACGTACACTACTGTCAAGTACATTCAGCGTTCCGACGTAGGACCAGAATATATCAAGCTCGTAAGCTATAACCAGCACCATTCACCCAAAGACATACACTTATCACGCATTCGCGCAGCTGCACTCGTCAAAGCATCCGTACGAATCAACAGCATGATGTAACGCACGCGCACCTAAACCCCACAATAAACACCTAAAACACTGATAATAAGCATTGTTATTATTATCAGTGTTGGCATTAAGGGTATACTAATCAGTATCAAAACAAGCGTTTTACACCTATAAATAGGAAGTAAGGCCATTGTAATGGCGTTTTTTTTACCCTAAAAATGTCCCACTAAATGTCCCACTAAGTGTCCCTCTTATCTATTTTTTACACATTTTAGACCCTTCACGATCGATCAAAAAAAAGCCAGCAATCACATTCGATCACTGGCTTTGAACTATCCTTGTCACGCTAGAAAGAGCCTATTAAATGCTATTTAAAGCTATTTTAAGCCATTTTTACACATGAAATGGTATATTCATCCAACTATCGATCAATACAGCCACTTGTAATGGAGTTCAAATGGTACAAAATGGAAGTGACTGCAATTTCGTTTAACCGCCCAAAAAAAGCAGAAAACCACGTAAAAACAGCCTTAAAAACTATTTAAACGTGGTTTTCCTCGAAATCGCGCAACCGCCGCTTTATATCATTTCGTTCTACCCCCTATACACGCCATTTTCAATACATTTACGATCGGTATAGTTTCCTTTTGGATCATGCCATTGTAGCCAATCAAGGAGTATTTCTCTTTCTAGATTCTCGAGTCTCTGATGTAAGCCGATTAATTCACTTTCCCGGAGTTGTTCTCGCCAGTCAGACCAGATCGGACCTGACACCATCCCTCGCTTCTCTTTGAATTTATTTTCCATATTTTACGTCGAATTTGAAGATCTAAAATTTGTTAGATGACTAGCTTACTGATAATAGCATTGCCAAGTTTACTTTTCATAAATAACTCAATTTGTTTCAGCAATTCTGGACTTACTTCGGGGACTCTTTCTAAATCTCGTATAAACCACTTCTGAATGACAGGTGTATGTTTGGAACGTTGGTCAAATTTAACCACTTCAGCCCGTGATGATTTTCCAGCCGGATCGTAGTATGACCATAGTACAATGAAAATCGTATTTGGATCCTCATCGGGATGGGGGGTATGAAAGCGAACGATGTCACCTACGTGTAAATCCTTATTGTCATATGCTGCGCTGTGTTCCAT